CCTCCAAGTTCTTGATCCACACCATCGGCACGAAACCCAAGTGATGGGTCGTGGTGCGCGTCGTGTCCTCGATGAGCGGTGCGTCTTTTTTCTGCGGCAGGTACCAGGTTTCCGCTCGCGAGTCCCAGACGCGCTGAAACCAGAAGTCCACGAGCAGCTCGTCATCCTTGATGGCATAGCCCGACTCTTTGAGCGCCTCACCTTTCACCTTGTAGCGCTCCTGCATTTCGATCAGTTTGTCGGGTTCCTCCGGGTCCCAGGTCGGCTTCAAGAACGCGGTCGGCATGACGTTGAAGAAAATGCGCCCCTTCAGGACGCGCAGGTGAATGCAGATGCTGCCGACCGACCCTCTGATCGCCGACTCGATCATGATGGCGTTCAATTTCGATTCTTTCTTCAGCTGCGCCAGGGTTTCGCGGGTCTGCTCATCCGCACAGTCGACGGACGGGAAATGCCCCTCCGAAAACAACATCGAGACCGAGTCGTTCACCACGGTGTGACAAAAGCGAGTTCTGGCGGAGGGTCTGCGCTCGGCCAAGGGGACGTATTCGTCGGCGCCGTTCTTCTCCTCGGAAAAGGAGTACTTGAGCTCCGCGTAGAGCGTGCCCTCGAGCACCCGGGTCAACGCCAGGAGCCGGTGCGTGCGCTCGGGGAAGTCAGAATCCTTCGGGTAGCCTGCGCGCAGGGATTGAAAGTCGGGCATGTCAGTTCCTCGAAAGATTCAAAGTGTGCGCCTTTGGCGCGATCCTCACCGGCCCATGCTCCAGGGTTTCCTGCGCGAGCGCAGCGCCCGCAAGGCCCGCTGGTACATGACATCCGCCGTCGCATACCGGCAGGCATCGATGGTGTGATCGTTCCGCTCCTCGAGCTCGGGCAGGATATCGCCCGAATTGCGGTCCCGCTTGTACGAGTAGAGATGAAATTCCTGCGCGGTGTGCACGCAGCGCGGGTGGATGATGATCATCTCGAAGGAGCGCAGGAACGCGATGCCGTCCTCGACCGAGTCCTTGCGCTTCACCACCGAGATCATCTTCGGATAGCCGTTCTGCTGCATGTAGCTGATGGTTTCGGGGCGCGCGGATTCCGCGCGAATGACGTAGTCGCGCGCTTTCGGCACCGTGTCGAAGAGCGCCGGCGTCTTGTCGATGTCGCAGCCGATCTTGTAGGCCTCGCGCTCGATGTAGAGCAGGTTCCCCGAGATCCACAGCTTCACCAGCACCGAAGGATCCACGGAAAAGCCCCAGTCCGCGCCGTGATACGGTCCGTCCCAGAGCGGGAACGGGGCGACCGGCGGCTCGAAGGCCTCGATGCGGAACTTGCCCTTGAACACCTGCGCGTCGCCCGCGACGTTGCACTCCCCCTCCCAGACGTGCAGGTACGCATCCGGATCCACGCGCTGCAGGTAGTCCTTCTCGGCGCGCAATTCACGGGAGAGCCAGGGGTTGTCGCGCCAGGAGGATTTTTGCACCAGCGCGCCCGGCGGCGGGTTCGTGATCATCCGCTGGTAGGTGGCATCGGTCGACTGGTCGGGATTGAAGATCACCCAGATTTCCGAGCCGGTTTTCCGGATGGTCGGGATGATCACCTGCCAGGAATCGGACGAGGTCGCCTCCGCCTCCTCGAGGAACGCAATGGTCACGCCCTCCATGGACTTGACCTTCTGCACGTTGTTTCTGATGCCTGAGAAAATGAACTCCGACCGGTTGGTCCCCTCGATGGAGGTCAGCTGCGGCTTGAAATACGCGCCCAACTCCAAGAGATCGATCTGATCGCAGAGCGTGCGGTGCACGGAGTCGGCAATCGAATTCATGAACTCGCGCGCGCACAGCACCAGTTCGGGTTTCGTGAGCGCCCGCAGGATCAATGCCCGCACGAAGCTCCAAGACTTGGTCGCGCCGCGGCCCGAGTACCCCGCGCGGTAGCGGGCCACCACTTTCGGGTTCAGTTCGTCGAGAAACACCCGTGGCAGCGGACAGGCGGTGATCCCAGGCCCAAAATCCTGCGGCCCCAACGGCTCGATCCCATCCCACGCGCTCAAATCCGGCTCCGAGACCGCAATCAAGCGCACCGAGCCCGGAATCCGGTGCCGGATGCGCGCCAACCGCTCCCGATACGCCGCCAACTGCTCCTCCAGCCCCTGCCACACCACCACCGGCGTGTGCTTCGCATGCCGCGCGCGCTCGACTTCGCGCTGCGCCGCCTTGATGGTGACGGCGAGCGAGGCGCCGCTCACCGAAAAGCCGACTTTTTCAGAATTTCAAAATTTGGGAATTTTGGAAAAATGCGAGGGGGCGCCGGCGGCGCGTCGCACTTGTCATATTCAGGAGTGGGGGGGGGTGTGCTTATGTCACATGGATGGTGCGTTATGTCACTCGCCTGCCCCGTTATGTCATCACACCGCCGCTCCCGCACCGACGACGCGCTGGACCGTGCTCGACCCACAGCCCAGCTGCCGGGCGATCTTGAGCATTCCCATGCCCTGGGCCCGCAGCGCCTTGATCTGCTCGACGGTGGCCTCTGAGACTGCAGGACGACCCAGATGCTTGCCCTGGGCTCTCGCGCGGGAGATCCCCGCGTTGATACGCTCGATGAGCACCGATCGCTCGAACTCGGCGAACACGCCGCACATCGACAGCATCGCCTTGCCGGCCGCCGTGGAGCTATCCATGCCCTGGGTGTGTAGGTAGAGCGCGACCTCGAGCAGGCGCATCTCGTCCATGAATTCGACCAGGTGCGAGAGCGAGCGGCCAATGCGGTCGATGGACCAGGCCGCAATGAGGTCGAACTTGCCCCGGGCGGCGTCCTTGCAGAGCTTGGCGAACCCAGGGCGCTTGTCGCGGCCCTTGGCGCCCGAGAAGCCCTGGTCGATGTAGGTCTCGACGATCTGCCAGCCGCGCTGCGCAGCGACCCGCTCAAGCTCCTGGCGCTGGTTCTCGACTGATTGGCCACCGGTGGAGACCCGGAGGTACATCCCGACTCGTTTTGCTTTGTCCATGACCCATCATGCCCAAAGCCTATGCGGAAAGGGAATGATTCCGCATGATCTGCGAGGCGCTTCACAAGTGCTTGATTGGCGGTGCTGAGCGAAGCCAAATTCACGCAGCCTTTCCGCATAGCGTTATGTCTCAGGCTCCGTTTCGGGCTCCGACAAGTCCCACTGCAGCGCTGCGCCGCCCTGCAATCCCTTCAGCTGCTCGATGAGGGCGGACAGCTGCTGCTGCTGGTCACGAACCGCCAGGATCTCCTTGTGGCGACCGACCACGCGGCTCAAGGTGTCGCCGGCCTCGAGGGAGATCCGGCCGTTCACCATCGCGCGATAGATGTACGCGGACTCGCGCAAGGCGTCGTCCAGGCACCGCAGCTGCACGCGCCGACTGCGCCTGGGCGGGTCCTGCTCGGCGGGCATGAACTCCGCCTGGGCGAGCTTCGGACTGGGTTTGGGCTTCAAATCGACCAACCAGGGCACTTGCCGCGATTCATGGTTGTCATAACCCCGTGTTTTTCGTGCCTTGTCCGCATCGCGGTTATCCAAAACCGCCTTATGTGAACTGAATCACACGATGTCGCATTATGACAAGTCGCATTATGTCCAAATCGACTCATTGGGGCTCTTACTGCTCGATTTCGACCCGGATTCTTTGATGGAACGACGCCTTTTGATAGTACCCGTTTCCTTAACTCCTTGATTCTCCGTGGTTCACAATTTGGTCTCACGCGCACTGCAGCGCCAAGAACCATGCCCTAACCGCCTCCTGAGTGCCCCTGTAAGCGGTGTTCACGCTGATTGAGGTGCTGATATCGACTCCTCGTGTGAAGGGGCTCTGTGGGCGTCTCATTCGGTCTGGTCGGGCGGATTGATGCTGGCGCTGACGAAGTACTGGCCCCAGATGAGGCGGGGCTCGATCCGGTGGCATTCGCAGCACTGGATCTTAGCGTCCGGGCGCAGGGCGAAGCGCTGGCCGCCGCACGGACATTCGTAGCAGAATCGGTTCTCCGGCTTCTGGGCTTCCCGGCGCTGGGCGAGCTCGTCGGTCACGGCGTCCAGCCCCTCGAGTGCAGCACCTTCTGGGTGAAGGCGATGGCGTGACCGCTTTTCACCTCCGCCGGCGTGAACCGCAACGTCACGAAGCCCAACAGCGCGGCGTCGTTCTGTTTTGTCATATTTCGGGTGATGTCGACCGGGTGGCTGTGCGCCCCGCCTTTGGGCATCCAGATCCCGCCGTCCACCTCGACCATCACCTTCGACTCGAGGAACGCGAAGTCCGCAATCCATACCCGGCGCTTGCTGTCCGGGTGCTTGGCCTGCCCGAACCGGTACCGCGGCGTCGCCGGCGGCAGTTTGAGCGCCCGGCACTGGAACGCGAAATTCGATTCCTCCGAAGGGATTTTACGCTTCTTGGCGGCGTGGATGGCGGCAAAGAGCGCCTCTTGCGTGGGTGGATGGAGGTCCATGGCTTTCATGTGCGTGTCCATTCAGCTACGACTTAGAAGTTCCAGCAAGTCGAGACTTATTGGGCGTGAAGATGCCGGCCCCAAAGGTCCAGCCGATCTGCGCACCCTTTGCGGGCTTCAGCGTCAAGGAGCGGGCATCGAATCGGCCGAGCCCGTACCAGAGCACCAGGCCGATCACCTCCCCGCTCTTGTCGATCATGGCGTACAGCTCGCGGTGATCCTTGATGTGCGGCGCTCGAGTTTCGGTCATCGCGTAGCTCGTTTGAGAAATGCGATACGCGTCTCATACGCAATAATTGCGTATACGCAATTATTGCGTATACTGACTCCCACAGTAACCGCAACCGGAGAAACGAAATGACCAACCTGAAAGCCGCCGAGAAGACCCTGAAAGCCGCCACCCTCGCCGCCGACCGCGCGACCGCGAAGGCCGAGCGAGCCCTGGAAGCCGCCCAGGCCGCCGCGGAAGCCGCCTACGAAGCAGCCATCGCGAAGATCGAAGCCGAGCATGAGGCGACGATCGAGGCCATCGACGCGGAACTGGAAGCCGCCCGGGAAGCCTACGACGAGGCGGAAGAGGCGGCGGCGGAAGAGGAGTTGAACGAGGAGGTCGCCTAAGGCGGCCTCTTCCCTCTCTCTCGAAAGTGCGACGCATCTCTCATACGCAGCTATTGCGTATACGCAAATATTGCGTACAATGAACTCTACAGTAACCAACCGGAGAGAGCGAAAATGTACACCCTCACGATCAAGCAGAACGGCAAGAAGATCACCACCACCCACGCGAGCTTCGAGGCGGCCTGGGCGGCACGCAAGAGCAGCAAGAGCGTGTTCTGGCAGATCGACAAGGTCTGAAACCAAGGGGGCCGCAAGGCCCCTCCCCCCTCGAGGTCTCCAATGCCTAGCAAATTCCCCAAGCCCCCGAAGCCCGCCGAGCTCCTGGCGTTCCGTGAGAAGCACGGCCTCTCCCAGGCCGCGGCCGCCAACCTGGCCTATGTCTCGCTCCGCTCCTGGCACGGTTGGGAGGCGGGCGAGCGGCCCATGCATCCGGCGATCTGGGCGTGGGTCAAGCACTCCGCGGCCTTATGACAAATCCGTTATGACAAATCCCCTTATGA